GCGATCATCAGTTCGACTGGCCATAAGACGATGCGCTACATCGTGGTCGACGTGCCTGAAGGCGGGCCGGTCGATCCGGATTATGGCGTTGGCGAAGAGCACCCCGACCAAGGTCTGCCGCAGCCGCCGCAGCCCGGTCAGCGACCTCCAACCGCAGGCCAGCCCTTGCCTCGGCCACCAGTCGCCGGTCAGCCTCACCCTGGCAACCGGCCGCCAGGATCGGCCCCACCCCGCCCGGGCCAAGGTTTGCCCCCGACCGCGCAGCCGAAACGCTGAACGGTTAACTCAAGCCGAGCTCGAAGCGCTTTGGCGCTCCGCTCCCGACTTTATCGGCCCGGTCGCGCCGCCCATGTGGTTGTGGGAGCGCGACCGGGCCAAACAAGCCCTCTGGTCAAGAAAGCACGGATTGCGCTAGAACCCTCGCCGGGTGCGCGGATAATGGGCGAGGGCGATGGAACGCCTTTTCTATCACCAAAAAGATAGTAATCCGGCCAGCACAGCCGCCTACGATCCTAAAGATCCAGAGTCGTATAAACATTACGTTCGCGCTATGATGAGCGACTCTCGCGATTACGAGACTTCGTTCTTATGCGTAGATAGACAGAACGCTCAACTTTATTACTATGGCATGGAGCCTTGGATAGGCCCCTACAACCCTGGTCAACCTTACATTGGCGAGGATCCCAACGCTACGCTGGGCGAGATCCTCAATAAGGACAACACCAACTCACCCAATCGCTCGACCTACGTCTCCACCGACGTGCGCGATGCGGTGATGATGATGATCCCGAGCCTGATTCGCCTGTTCGGCGCGTCGGAGGCCCCGGTGTTTCTGGTGCCGCGGACCCAGGAAGAGGTCGATGAGGCCGAGCAAGCCACCGATTATGTCAATTACAGTTTTTGGAACGATAATCCCGGGTTTTTGATCCTCTATGGCTGTTTCAAAGACGCGCTTACGGTAAAGACCGGGTTTGTTAAGTGGTGGACCGACGACCATAAGGAGACGAAGCGCAAGACGTTCTTGAACGTCACCGCCGACCAGATCCAGATGATGCTGTCGGAAGAGCCGGAAGCCAGGCTGATCTCGGTCGGCAAGCCGGTCAAGCAACCGCCGCCTCAGATTCCGACTGCGCCGCCTCCCAGCGCAGCACCCCCTGCGCCGCCTCCCGCTCCTCCCACGGGCATGGCTGCGGCGCAGGGACCGCCCGGAGGTCCGCCGCCCACCCCGGGCATGCCCATGCCGGCGCCGACCGGCGCAGCCCCGCCGCGCGCGGGAGCTCCCCCGCCTGGTCCAATGCCGCCTCCAGGCGCCGCTGGCCAAGGGACTGGCCCGCAGCCCCCTGGTCCACCTCCTGGCGCTATGGCCGGGGCCGCGCCGCCGCCTCTGCCGCCGTCATTGATGCAGCCGCCTCCACCGGTATTCGACCATTGCGTGATCGAGTTCGAAGAATCGAAGCCGATCATCAAGGTCGCCGGCGTGCCTCCGGAGGAAATGCGGCTCGATAGGTATGCGAGAACTTTTCGCGACAGCCGGATTGTCGGCCATGAGCGAATTGTCCCGGTCGATCAGCTGATCGCTATGGGCTACGACCGCGATTTATGCCTGGAGCACATCCAGACCTCGGAGAGCGCCTTCACCGTCGAGCCCCAGCTGCGCAACGCCGCGCGCTTCATGGGCACTCGCATCGGTGACGGGGTGAAATATGGCGAGTGGTACATCAAGATCGATAAGGACGGCGATGGCTCGCCCGAGCTTCGCTACATCTGCACCATGGGCGAAGATCAACAGATCGTCGCTGATGAAGAAGCCAATCGGATCAAGTTCGCCCTGTTCTCTTGCGACCCGGTGAGTCACACCATCGTTGGCGATAGTCTGGCTGATTATACTGAAGATATACAGAGAATTAAGACCAATATGACCCGCGCGATCCTCGATAGCGCGGCCGAGGCGATCAATCCAAAAACGGTCATCAACGAGCTGATGGTGACTGTCGATGACGCACTCAACGATGATTTAGGCGCCGTCATCCGCACCCGCGGCAACCCGGCCGAGTCGGTCCTGTTCACCAACACGCCGTTCCTCGGCCAGCAAGCGTTGCCGGTCCTTCAGATGCTGAACGAGACGCTGCAGCGTCGCACGGGTCTCAGCGATGCCGCGAAAGGCCTCGATCCCAAGGCATTGCAAAGTTCCACGATGATCGGGGTCGAAGCGGTCATCAATGGCGCGCAGGAACGTATTGAGCTTGTAGCCCGGGTTCTCTGCGAGACCGGATTCAAGGACTTGTTCTCCGGCTTGTACAACGAGATCTGCGAAAACCCCAATCAGCAACGCACGCTCAAGATTCGCGGCAAGTACATCCCCTACGACACCAGCACTTTCGACGCCTCGATGGCGGTTGAGGTGAACGCCAATCTTGGCAAGGGCTCGGATTTGACGCGCATGCTGGCGCTCAATCAGATCAAACAGGACCAGCAGCTGATCGTCCAAACTTACGGTCTTTCCAACCCGGTGTGCGGCATCCCAGAAATGCTTAACACCATCACCGATATGCTGGCGCTGGCCAACGTGAAGAACGTCGGGCGCTACTTTAAGACGCCGACGCCGCAGCAAATGATGGCGATCCAGAACGCGCCGAAGCCGCCGGATCCGATGCTGATCGCGGCGCAAGCTCAGATGGAGAAAGTCCGGATGGAGGCCGCTAAGGCGGCCGGCCAGCAAAACTTCGACACCAAGAAACTGCTGTCCGAGCAGACGCTGCGTCATCAAGAGCTCACGGCTAAAACCCAATACGAAATGGGCAAATTGCAGGTCGACGCCAAGAAAGCGCATGTCGACCACATCACCAAGCTCGGGCAGCTTGGCGCGACGTTGATGAAGAGCCAATCGGACAGCGACCAGGCCGACACGCAAAATCAGCTCGACGTGGCGCAACAGCAACAGAGCTCCGACGACAGCGCGCGGCAGCATCAGCAGGCAATCAACCAGGCGCAGCTGCACGCAGCGCAGATCGCCTCGCAGCACATGCAGAAGATGCACCAGATCGGTTCGCAGCATGTTCAGGCGATGACCGACATGGCGGCGCGTCATCACCAGGCGATGACCGGACACGCGGTCAAGGGGGCGCAGATCGTCGCCGGCGCGCTGACCGCCGACGCTGATCACGCGCACGAAAGCCAGGAGAACGCGCTCGACCGCGATCATGACGCCCTGACCACCGCGGCGACGCTGCAGAACCAGCAACAGTTAGCCAAGATGAAGCCGAGACTGGCGCCATGAACGACATCCCGAAAAGCGATCCGCAGGTTGTCAAGGAGATCGCCAGGGAGGCCGAAGGTCTGAAGGCCAATCGAGCCTTTTCGGTCGTTTGCGGGATCCTGCAGAGGCAATGGTACGGCGAGCTTCTTGATCCCAAGACAGACATCGAGCAGATGCGGACGTTGCGCGCTCAGCTGATCGCGCTCGAAGCGATTCCGCGCATGCTCGATAGCCTGATTGCCAGCCAGACAATGGCGCAGAGAGGAAATCATGCCGGAAGGCTATGACGAGGCTGTAGCGGCTTTCTCGAATGAGGTTGCGCCGAAATCTGTGCCGGTCGACCGGCGCGGCAATCCGGTCAACGAGACCGCTAACCCGGAACCGATGTTTGCTCCTCGCCCAATCGAGGGTGATCCGCTCACCGGAGACACGCGCGACGGTGGCGACGATTCGAGGCTTCGCGCGCTGGAAAGGGAAGCTGCAGATGGTCGGGTACAAGAGAGGGATGACGGCGAAGGTCGGGCACGCGCCCGCCGCGCGCCCGCCGAAGATGAGCGGTCGGGTCGCCAACGACGTCGCTCCGACGCCGCGGAGCGCGATGATGCCGCCGCCGACGAAGGACACTCAGGAGCCGAGGATGAGCCGGAAGACATCTGGGCCATCGCCGCCGAAGGCGACGACCTTCCGGGGCCAGACGAGCGCGTCGCGGCCGAGGGCGACGGGCGAGTGTCCGAAGGGTCATCCGAGCGCGACGCCTCGACCTTCGAGGTAACCGCGGACGGCGAGACGTTCCATGTCACCGTCGAGGAGGCTTTGCGCGGCTATACGCGTGAGAAGACCTTTCACAAGCGCCTGGCTCAGCTCAACCAGTTCAGCCAGGAACTTGAAGCTAATCGGGGTTATTTACAGGCCAGTTGGGGGCAGTGGAACAAGGCGCGGCAGGACTATGAGGAAGATGTCGCCAACATGCTTCCGCAAGAGCCTAATTGGGATCAGTTGTTTGCGGTCGATCCGCAAAACGCCCACGCTCAGCAGAAGGTTTTTCAGACGATCTACACCAAGCTTGCGGCGTCTCGCCAGGCCCGGGCCGAGCGCGAGGCCCAGGCTCAGCAGGAGCGTGATCGACAAGTTCAGAAATACGCAGTAGATGGTTTCAGTAAATTCGTCATGGACAACAAAATCCCTGACGAACCGACGCTGAAGAAGAACTTGAATTCGATGCGGCGCACCGCAGCGAATGCGGGTTTCAGCGAGTATGAAGTGGCCACGGTCTATGACCCCAGGATGTTAACCGTCCTGTTGAAGGCCAGTAGGTACGACAGGATGATGGCGGCTCGACCCCGAGCTGTCATCCCCGGCAAAGGTCGAACGCTACTTCCCGGCGCCGCTACACCCTTAAACGGGAATGGGCAGCGGAGAGGGCTCGACGAAGCACTTCGCCGACAGGCGAGCAGCGGGTCGCTGGACGACACCGCACAAGTGTTCCGACGATTGCTCTAACCCGGGAGAATTCCCTTGGCTAAGGTTACCAATGCCTTCACCACCTATATGGCGGTAGGCAACAGAGAAGATTTGTCCAACGCCATCTACAACATCGACCCCTTCGACACGCCGGTGATGAGCGCGATTCGAAGGCGCAACGTCAAGAATAGGTTCTTCGACTGGCAGACCGAGCATCTGCCGAACGTCAATCCCAACAACGCCCAGGTCGAAGGTTTTCTGCTCGCCAATGCGCCGGCTCAGCCGACCATCAGGATGCAGAACGCGACCCAGATCTCCGAGCGCGACGCCACCGTGTCAGGTTCGCAAGAGGAGAGCGACGCCGCGGGCAAAAGCTCGGAAATGGCGCACCAGATGGCAATGGCGTCGAAAGTACTCAAGTCTGACATGGAGACGGCGGTGTGTTCGCGCCAGGCGCGCAACGACGGTGTCGACGGCACCACGGCGCGGGTGACCGAGTCGCTGACCCACGCTATCGCCACGGCGGTTGCGAAGGGCGGCTCGGGCCCAGGCGGCGCGGTCTCGCCCGACACTCCCGGCACGCTGCCGGCGACTCAATACGCAGCCTTCGCTGCGCCCGGGACGCCGGTAACCCTGACAGAAGAAATGTTGGGGAATGCGATGCAGCTTGCTTACACCAATGGCGCGTCGCCGTCGTTGTGGGTGGTGCCCCCGGGGCCCAAGAGGACGGTTAGTACGTTTGTTGGTAGATCGACCACCCAGGTTCTTGTCGGCAAGACCGAGGTGGTCTCGACGGTGGACGTGATCGCCACGGACTTCGGCCGGGTGAAGTGCATTCCTTCACGTTGGGTGCCGCCCGATGTCGGGTTGCTGATCGATCCCGATTACGCCGCGCTCGGGTTCTTCCGCGCTTTTCGGCAATACTTGATGGCGCGGACAGGCGACGCTGAGACGCGCATGATTGTGGTCGAATGGGGCGTCGAGACCCGCAATGGACTCGCGCATGTCTTGTTCAACGGCATTGCGCAGTGATGTCCGATGGGCGAGGCTCGGAGACGATACGCCGCCGGTAACGGCTTTACGCGCACGGCGATCTACGACGACGCCTCGCCCGACCGATTTCACGTCGAGCATCGTATGGACGTCGAGCCGGTGCTCGACTCCATCGCGCGCGACCGCGAGATCATGCTGAACAGCGGCGAGGTGAAGCTGCTCGGCCGCTTGCCGATGATCGTGGTCGAGGATCTAATCCGGCGCGGTCTCTATTACGACTGCGACGCCTTCGACAAATGGTGGAATTCCTATGAGGCCGATCCCTGGAGAATTTGGAAGGGATCGATCTGATGTCGGATTATTGGAAGGGGCGCCGTCTTTTCGATGACGAGGAGCGGGGCGGGCTCGCGTTTCGGGAGGTTTTTACCCCCAATCGTGAAGTTGGCCCGTTGCGGGCGCGTCCGCATCGTTCCGGCAAGGGTGGGCCTTCCGTCGTTCCTGGCGGGAATGCGACGACGGGACATCGCTATTGGCGGATCAATATCGCTGCGGTGCAATCAACGGGATACGCATCGCTGGCGGAAGTTCAATTTCGCACGACAGCAGGCGTTCCGTTGTTGTTCAGCGGTGGAACAGCAAGCGCCAGTTCGTTCGATAGCGCCCCTTACGTCGCTTCCATGGCGACCGACAATGATCCAGCGACGTTCTGGGCGTCGGCCAACATGGCTCCTCAATGGTGGGCGTATGATTACGGGGCGAGCAATGCTCTATCGATTGTTGAGATCACTATTCAGGTCAGACCGGACGTCAATTACGTCCAAGGGCCAACGTCTTTCACGCCGCAATGGTCTGACGATGGCGTGAACTGGACTTCGATGGCGCAGCTCAATCCCACGCCGTGGGCTGCGAGTCAAATTCAGACGTTCCCGGTGACGCCCGCTTTATTAGGATGACCTGATGCCCTACGACCGCAAGCATTTCTTCGATGCAGTTCGCAAAGACCTATTTTACGGCAACCTGACTCAATCTCAGGTCGATGGGATGAATTATCTGCTCGAAGTGTGGGAGACGCATTTCGAGGCCAATAATCCGAACGACGGCACGATGTGGCTCGCCTACGCGCTGGCGACATTTTACCACGAAACCGCGTACACCATGCAGCCCATCGAGGAATACGGCAAGGGGGCGGGCAAGTCTTACGGCAAGCCGGTCGCGCCGCACAATGTGGCCTATTATGGCCGCGGCCACGTCCAGCTGACCTGGGACACGAACTACAAAAACGGCCAGCAATTCCTCAAGGATCGTTATGGCCTCCACGCCAACATTTATCCTGAGCCACACCTGATGCTGCACCCGCAAACCTCGGCGCTGATCTCCTACGACGGCATGATCCACGGCTGGTTCACTGGTGTCGGCCTGCCGAAATATTTGTCGAAATCAAAGAATATCGAAGACCCGGTCAATGCGCGCCGGATTGTTAACGGCACCGATAAAGCGAGCACCATCGCTGGTTATTACCACAAGTTTAAAGTGGCCTTGAAGCAAGTTCCGGCGGCGGTTCCGATGGTGGAGGCCGCTCTTCCTGGCTTGCCCGCTGGGCCCGCGATGCCGGAACCGTCATGAAAAACTTGCGCCCAGATCTCATCGTCACCGTGATCTGGGCAGTTGGTTCGATGATCGTTCTCGTCCTGTGCGGCATGGAGATCATCCACAATCAGAAGATCATTGATCGATTGTTGATCACCATTCCCAGTGGCAGCGCGATCATCATGGGGTATTGGTTCAGCAAGGGGCGCACTAACGGCAACGGGGAGACGCCCAAATGAGCAGTCCGCTCGGCATCGTTCTCGTCGTGATCTTGATCCTTGTCCTGCTCGGTGGGGTCGGGCCGCACTTCTACACCGGGGCGCCTTGGCAACCCGGCTATGGTTTCGGCAATCGGGGCATTGGCGTGATTGGCGTCATCTTGATCGTCATTCTGATTTTGTGGCTGATGGGGTACGTATGAGCTGGCAAGATTGGATCTTCGGCAATTTACCGCTGCAGCCGGTGCTCGGCGACCAGATCAATCCCGCTTATCAACAGATGCCCAGTTCGCAGAATGTCGAGGATCGACGCGCGGCGGCGGGACCGGCTCAATGGGCGTCGAGGCCGCACGATCAAGATTTTAAGTCGTATAACATGAGCGGCTACTACACGCCCGCCAA